GCATCAAACCGCTACACCCGTCCTGGCACGACCGGATCCTCGCGATGCTCGAATACACCCGACCTCACGACTGCCCGAACCCGCTATGCCAACAGCTATCCAAACGAATGCACCCCAACGGCGCCGAGGTCACGCCATGAGCGCATTCCTCGATCACTCACCGGCGCGGATCGAACCCGGCGGCGGCGAGGTCATATGCAAATGCGGTAAGGCGTTCCACCCCGAACCGGCCGGACGCCGCACCGGCACCTCGGCGCGCACATGCCACAACCGCCACCGTGACGCAATGGTGCAGAACGAACGCCGTGAGCAACGCCGTCGACAGCGTGAGGGGAGTACCACACCATGACCGCACTACTCGCATTCGCCATCGCCTACCTCATCACCACCGCACTACACGACCAATGGGTCTGCCGATGACCACCCCGCTATTCGAGCTCCCCGAGCGCAACACCGACGACACACGATGGCGATACCGACACGCAGTAGGGGAGGGGGGCGCACCCCTGCAACCACACCACCTCTACCGATATGAGCTCATCTATCGGTGGGACAGCGGGCCCACACTCGAATGGGTCATGCTCAACCCCTCAACCGCAGACCAACACCACGCCGACCCCACCATCCGACGATGCACAGCGTTCGCAATGCGATGGGGTTATGGGTGCATCGTGGTCCGCAACCTGTACGCCTACCGTGCCACCAACCCCGACATGCTGGCATGGGCCGAGGATCCGATCGGCCCGCTCAATCGCAACTACCTCGCCAACAACATCGCCGACTGCACCATCGCGGCGTGGGGCGCACACCCTGCCGCCGTCGGGTGGTGGGCCGGGTATCCCTACAACATCACCTCGGCACTCAAGCGGCCCAAGCTCTACTGCCTCGGCACAACGGTTAGCTGTCAGCCTCGCCATCCGCTGTACGTCCGAGGCGACACGACGCCCGTCGAATGGCAGAGGCCAGCATGACGAGGGCATCGCGAGCCTCTGACCTGGGGGGATGGGTCGGCCCACCCCCCCACCCCGGAAATATCGGACCGGGGGGGCGCCTGACTTCCGCCCGCGGTAGTCACCTTTTTTTGTTCGCGAGGGAAAAATTCGGCCGGGGCGGGTCGTGACGGCCGCCAAGGCGGCGCCGCGCAAGCGACCGGAGAAACGGACGAAAACGACCCCAAGTAAGCGATCCGCGCCGGTCAAGGCGGCGAAAACACCGGCTAAAAAGGGCGCCGCACCGGCCAAAAAAGCGGCGAAACGGGCCTCGACCGGGTCGAAACGGGTGCCGGCGGGCGCCAAGCTGACACCCGGCGCGCAGTTGATCGCCGATCTGACGCAAAAAGGGGATCCGGTCGGCGTGACCGTGCTCATTCGGCAGGCCGGGCGCACGATGGATCGCCTCGAACAGATCAACGCGGTGTTGTCGGGCGACGGCGAAACGTGGCTCAAGCTGTCGTTGCCTCGATCGGACGCTAAGCGTGGCCGGATCTGGATTGAGTGCAAGGTCGACGGGCTATTGGTCGAGGAACGGAACTTGACGACGTTGCTACGGCACGTGTTGCGTGAGATTGATCGGCAGCGTGGCGGGAATGGCGGCGGGAATGGTGAGCCCGAGGACGATGACCTCGTCGACTAGCGCGCCGCGGTTGCGCGATCACCCCGTTTGTGGCCGGTGCGGTCACGACCGCGGGTTGCACGGCGGCGACAAGCACACCGGCCATTGCGTCGGCCCGGAGAACCTTGCGTGCGGCTGTCGGCGGTTCCGGCGGCGCCCGCTGCCGACCGGTGAGGGCATCGCGCCGGTTATCGACATGTGGGCCGCGCGCCGACGTCGAGCTCGGCCGACGTGGGTGGACCGGTGGGGCGGATCACCGCCGAGGTTGTCGTGAGGACGATTGCGGCCGACGACGTCGAGCCCGCCGTCGCGGTCAAGCCGCGGCGCGGCGCCAAACCGGATCCGACGCGCCCGACGGCCGACATGTGGCCGTGGTGGGTGTCGACGCCGCCGCGCCTCGAGGGCAACCCGCGGCCGTCGTGGGAATCGCATTTCGGCGGCGACTACTTTCACGGCGATCGGCTCGGCCGGTTCGCGCACAAGTGCGAGCGGCCGTTGTTCGGGTGGCAATGGGAATGTGAGCGCAAGATTCTCGCGACCCGGCCCGACGGGTTGTGGGCGCATTCCGACGTGTGCCTCGTCATCCCCCGCCAGAACGGCAAAACGCAGATCGTCATATGGCGGATCCTGTACGGGCTGTTCTACCTGGGCGAAAAGATCGTCTACACCGCGCAAAAGTGGCTCACGGTTGAGGACGTTTACGACCGCATCGTCGACATAATCAAGTCGCGGCCGAGCCTCAAGCGGCGGTTGCTGCCGTTCGAGTCGGCGCCCGAGGGTTACACGAAGTCGGGCAATCACGGCGCGATCAAAACGCGCAACGGCGGCGAGCTCGAAATGGGCCCGCGGACCAAGGCTGTCGGCCGCGGTATGACGCGGGTCGACCTCGCGATATTCGACGAGGCGTACGACCTCAAGGACGTTCACCGGCAGGACACCGCGGGCGCCCGGTTGGCGTCGGATAACCCGCAGATCATTCTTATTTCGACCGCGGCCGTCGCGTCGCTGCACCCGAATTGCCACGTGCTGTCGGGTACGCGGTGGAACGGGATCCGCCACGCGCCGGACTTGTACGCGGCCGAGTGGCGTGCGCCCGACGGCCACAAGCGCGATGATCCCGAGGCGTGGCGACTCGGTATGCCGTCGTTCGGCGTGACTGTTCGAGCTCGCGAGATAGCGTCGGACTTTCGGGCGGCGAAAACGTCCGCGGCCCGCGCGCTGGTCGAGGCGGACTATCTCGGGTGGGGCGAATGGCCGCCGGACGCCGACGACGTCGAGCCGAAGATCGACCTAGAGGTGTGGGATCGGTTGGTTAAGTCCGCGGACACCATCCTCGTCGGCGACGTAGTCCTCGCCGTCGAGCGCACCCTCGACCGCAAAATTTGGGTCATCGCGGCCGGGCGGCGCACGCACGACGGCCGGGTTCACCTTGAGGTCGGCTACTACCGGGCCGCCCATATCGGGATCGTGTGCTCGTACCTGTTGCAGTTGATCGAGCTCTGGGATCCGGCGGCGATCATCGTTGACGATCGGTCGATGGCTAAACCGATCGTGGCCGCGATGCTCAAACTCGGTTGGGAGCTCGAAGTGACGAACACGCCGCAACTCGCCGCGGCGACGGGCGGGATCGTGGACGCGATCGAGGCCGAGGACATTTGTCACATGGGGCAAGCGATTCTCCGCGACGCGGTTGACGGCGCGATGACGCGGGTTCTGCCCAAAGGCGACTTTGTGTGGGACGACACCGACGGGTCGCTCGCACCGCTCAAGGCGATCACGTTGGCGCACGACGGCGTGTTGCGTTTCGCCGAGGAATCCCGGCCGGCAGCGCGGCCGTCGACCGGTGAGGGCATCGTCGACCTTGACGCCGAGCGCGATGACATCGGCGCCGACGACGTGATGGGGGCGGCGTTCTAGATGTTGTGCCTCGGTCGAGCTCGGTCCGCCACATGTGGGGCGGCCCGGCGAGTCGCGTGCATTGGCAAGGAATCGGGTGTAGAAATGCCCGCTATGAACGTGTCCGCGCCGACTTCCCAATGGCACGGCCCTCAACAAACACAACGCGCCCGAACCGGTTACCCGGCGGGCGCGTTGTCATCGCTCGACCAAAAGACGATACCGGTAGCGTAGTCAACCGGTCGCCCGCTAGCAACGGGATGGCGTAGCCGGAAAGCGAATCCGCCCGCGGCGGGTTCCCCCGAGAGGGAAAGCGGCGTTCTTCTTTCGTGCCCGCGCTGCCGCCGGGCACATTCCGATGGTGTGGCGCCGGGCCGGTCAAGGCAGACTCGGACGGCTCCGATTCAGGGATCACCACCTCGCAGCGACTTATACCGCTGTTACAACCCCGAATCGTGTGGCGCCCGCCAATATCCCAGTCCTGGGGCGTGCGAGTAATACCCGTGGCCCGCTGTCACTGTGACGCCGTACTTGCGACCCCGCATACGGGCGAACCTAGTGGTAGTCCTCATTGCGAAGGGCTACCCTACCCACCCCCAAGCTCGCCGCTCCGGGGCAAATCGCCGTGGTCTAGACGGCAACCACACATGCTTTATGAAACCCGCTGGTCGCGACTCGCGACATGCTTGATTGGTGGTTGACACGTAAACCACGATCGCCTAATGTTGGGGCTTCAAGACGAGCCCGACAGAACGGATCCGACATGCTGTACTTCGCGAACCCCACCACCGTCGCCGAGCCTGCCATGACGCGCGGGCTCCTCGGGTTCATCGCCACCCCCCGCCAAGGCAATCGCCGCCCCGCCGGTGTGACGTGGTGCGCCGACAACGGGTGTTTTTCCGACAAGTTCGACGAGGGCGCGTGGTGGTCGTGGCTGGTCGCCAACTCGGCCGACGCCGCTACCTGCAATTTCGCGGTTGCGCCGGACGTCGTCGGCGACGCGGTTGCCACCCTTGAGCGGTCGCGGCCGTGGCTGTCACGGATCCGCGGGCTCGGCTACCGGGTCGCGTTCGTCGCCCAAGATGGCATCGAGAACACGGTCGTTCCGTGGGACGAGTTCGACGCCCTGTTTATCGGCGGGTCGACCGAGTTCAAGCTCGGCCCGATCGCGGCGGCCGTCATCGCCGAGGCCAAGGCCCGCGGCAAGTACGTCCACGTCGGCCGCGTCAATTCCCGCAAGCGGTTCCAACAGTTCGCCGAGCTCGGCGTCGATTCGGTCGATGGCACGTTCCTCACGTTCGCGCCGCGGCAGAACATTCATCGCCTGTTGTCGTGGGTTCACGAGGATCGCGGCGAGCTCGTCGTCGCCGCCGCTCACGTCGAGGCCGCTAAGCGTGAGGCTGCCCGCGCCGCCGCCGCCAAGGCCGCTCGTACCGCCGAGTCGATCGCGGTGGCCGCATGATCGTCGCGTGGCCGACGCCCGCCGCGGCCGTGCTGGTCGCCGCCAACCGGGTCGCGCGGATCCGTGAGGCCCAACTCGACGGCCGTGAGCTCACACTCGGCCCGGCCGGATGGACGGCCGACTATCTGCCCACCGGCCCGGAACGGTACCTCGTCGAGGCCACCGCGAACGGCCGCTCACTCAACCGGAGGACAGCATGACCGCAACCAATTTCCGCCCCGGCGACCGGGTCCGCATGGCCGGATCCCCCGGATTCGTCGGCACATTCGTCGCCTACTTCGCGCCGCTGCCGTCGGGTAAGCGCAACGCCGAGGTGAAATGGGACCGCGCCGACGTCGACCCGTCGATCCTCGAAACCGTGATCGAGCCCGTGCCATGAGCGGGTTCCGCTGCCCGGAGTGCGGCGAGGAATGCGACGAGCACGGCACCGTGGCCGAGTGCCCGTGGTGCGGCTGGACCGACGGCACCTAGACCCCCGTTTTGTATCAACAACCGAAAGGAAATCCGACAATGGCAATCACCGATAACCGTGAGGTTGGCGACCGCGTGAGCGTGAACCACCCGAGCTATCCCGGCGTGTGGATCATCAAATCTCGCGGCCCGGTCAACACCGTGTTGACACCCGAGGGCGGTGGGCGTGGCCTCAAGGTGCCGCACGACATGCTCATCGACCCCGGCCACACCTACGACGACCCGGCGCCCACGGTCTACTTTGTGCCGGGCGAGTTCGTGCGGATCCCGTCCGGCAAGTTCGCCGGGCTGTACGTCGTCACATCGGACCGCGGCGGCAAAACCGTGAGTATCACCAAACCCGGCGGCGACGGCGGCCGGTACGTGCGCGCCGGGCGCGGCGGACTCGTCAAGGTCGACCCGGAAAGTGTCATCGCCGGGTGGTCGGCGGGCGGGTGGTCGGCCGTCTAAATCCTCGACCTCGACGCCCGCCGGTGACCGCGCCCGGCGGGCGTCGTGCATTGTGGCGAATCGTTCGGCACAATCGGCCACGTGACCGAACGGGTAAAGACAGCCACCCCCGTATCGGAGGCCGGTTACGTCACCGGCTCACTCGACGTGGACGGCTGGACCGCTTGGGATCCGTTCGAGAAAACCCCCGAGCTCCAATGGCCCGCCTCGGTCGCCGTCTACTCGCGGATGGATAACGAGGATTCCCGCGTTACCTCGCTACTTGAGGCGCTGTCGCTGCCGATCCGGTCGGCCGAGTTCCGTATCGACCCCAACGGGGCGCCCGACGAGGTCGCCGAGTTCGTGTCGCGCAACCTCGACGTGCCCGTCGTCGGCGAGGACAGCGTCAAGGGGCAACCGCTGCGGTCGCGCGGCCGGTTCACCCTCGGCGAGCACCTCGACGAGGTGGTGTCGCCGACGTTGCAGTACGGGCATTCAGTGTTCGAGCAGGTCTATCGCCCGCGGGCGTTGTCGCCGGATGGCCGGTTTTGGATCCGCAAGCTCGCGCCGCGGCCACAATGGACGATCGCCCATTGGCACGTCGCCAAGGATGGCGGGCTCGACTCAATCGAGCAATTGGCGCCGGCGAGCTCGGGCCGCATTGTCTACGGGCTGTCACCGGCCGAGCTCCCGATCAACCGGCTCGTCGTCTACACCCGGAACAAGCGGCCGGGTCAATGGTGGGGCAAGTCGATACTGCGGTCGGCGTACAAGCATTGGTTGTTGAAAGACAAACTGTTGCGGATCGAGGCGGCCGTCGCCGAGCGCAACGGTATGGGTGTCCCGGTCGGTACGGCGTCAAAGCCCGACGATCAAGACGAGGTCAACCACATGGCCGCGCTAGCGCGCGGGTTCCGCGGCGGCATGTCGGCCGGTGTCGGTTTGGCGCTCGGGCAGGCGCTAGAGCTCCTCGGCGTGCAAGGCAATCTGCCCGATATTCGGCGGGCGATCGACGGCCACGACCGGGCGATCGCGTTATCCGGGCTGGCGCATTTCCTCAACCTCGACGGCAAGGGCGGCTCGTACGCGTTGGCGTCGGTTTTGCAGGATCCGTTTGTGCAAGCGGTGCAGTCCTACGCGACGACGTTGGTGCGAATCGTCAACGCGCACATAATCGAGGATCTAGTCGACATAAATTTTGGGATCGACACCAACTCGCCGCGGCTCGTGTTCGATCCGATCGGATCGCGCCAAGATCTGACCGCGGCGGCGATCAAACTACTCGCCGACGCGGGTCTGTTCGACGACGCCGTGTCGGTCGACGAGGCAGTTAAGCGTGCAATTCGGCAGAGGTTTGGTTTACCGTCCCATATCGAACCGCCCGACGAGCCAACCGAGGACGAGGACGAGCCCGCAGTGACACCCGCCGCCCCGCAGACCACGGCCGCGAAAACGCGTTCGCGCGACGCCCGGCCCAAGGCCAAGGCGCCCGGCCAACTCGAATTGACGCTCACATGAGCCGCCGCGACGTATGGACATTCGCCACGGCGCCGACGATGCACCGGCCACCCGCCCCGGCCGCGGGCGCGCACGTACTCGACTCGGGCGGATGGTGGCGCACCGCCGTCAATAAGGCCGATACCAAGCGCGGCGAAGTGCACATTTACGCGCAAATCGGGATGGACTATTTCGGCGACGGCGTGGACGCGAACGCGTTGATCGACGAGCTCGAGGCGCTCGACGTTGACGAGCTCGACGTGCGGATCAACTCGCCGGGCGGATCCGCGTGGGACGGCGTCAACATCGCTAACGCGATCATGCGGCACAAAGCGACCACGACAACGTGGATCGACGGGCTCGCCGCGTCGGCCGCGTCGATGATCGCCGTTGCCGGTGACCGCGTCGTCATGTCGAAATACGGGCAGATGATGCTGCACAACGCCCGCGCCGTCGTCATCGGCACCGCGAAAGATATGCGCGAAACCGCGGCGGCCCTCGAAAAGCTCAATCTGTCGATTGCGACCCTCTACGCCGACCGGGCCGGGGGCGAACCGACAGAGTGGGCGCGGGCTATGTCCCGTGAAACGTGGTACAACGCCGACGAGGCGATCGCCGCCGGGTTGGCTCACGAGGTCGACGAATCGGCGGCGCGCGATGCTGCCGAGGCGGCGGTGGCGTCGGCGCTGCAATTGGTGCCGCCGCGAATGTTCACATACGCAGGCCGACAGGCCGCACCCGCGCCGACGTCGCGGGCAAACCCGACAGGAGGGCCACACATGGCCGACAAGAAGGACGTTGCCAAGTCGCTCGGTTTGCCCGACGACGCAACCGACGAGCAGATCCGGGCGAAGTTCGCCGAAATCGTGGGTGTCGACGCCGACGGCAACGACACCGACGGCGGCGCCAATCCGCCCGACGCCCCGGCGGATCCGCCCGCGGCGACCCCCGAGCCCGTGCCGGCAGGCGCAACGGCCAAGGCCGACGGCGACCGTGTGGTACTCGACAAGGCCACATACGAACAACTCATGTCCGGCGCGACCGCCGGGGCGCAGGCCGCGGCCACGTTGCAGGCGCAGGCCGACGCCCGCGTCGTCGATTCGGCGATCGACAGCGGCAAGATCATGGCCTCGCGCCGCGATCACTACCTCGCCGAAATGAAGCTCGATCGAGCGCACGTAACAAACTTGCTCGAAACCGTTCTACAGCCCGGCGCCGCCGTGCCGTTGAACGAGCTCGGGCATGGGATGGACGCCGACCCCGCGGCGCAGGCCGCGGCGCAGGCCGAAATCACCGATCCCAAGTTCATCGAGTGGAAGGTCGACTAGGACATGAGTGGCGTTGCACAGTACCGCCAGGGCGGGCCGGACACTTACGTCCCGGCCGATAACGCCACCATCCGCGGCGGCGACATTGTCGAGGCGGTCGCCGGTGGCCGTATTCAGCGAGCGGGCGCCGGATCCACCAAGGCGCTCGGCGTCGCGCTCACCGATGCGATCGCACCCGAGGACGTCCAGACCGGGACGACCACCGACGGGATCGGCCGCCCGGTCATGGCCGCGGTGCCGATCCCGACGACCGTGGCCGTCGCCTACGGCCCGACGACGGTCAAGCTGAATTACGCGGCGAATGCGGCGTTCGGCGACTATCTCGTGTGCGCCGCCAACGGCACCGTTACCCCCACCACGGCCGACGGCGACCCGCGGCTCATCGTCGCCCGGTGCGTCGAGCCGCAAGGCGTCACGGTGGGCACCAATCCCCGCGGACTGTCGCGGCTCCTCGTCTAAGCGGCGACAACCCACGTAAGGAGATAGGCAAATGGCACAGACCGGCATCGTTTCGGTTAGCGACGGGTCGCGGATCACCGTGTCCGACATGGTCGCAAATCCGCTATGGGTTCCGACCAAGCAAAAGCAACTGATGACGAATCAGTTCATTTCCGAGGCGCTGTTCCGCAACGGCGGGTCGAACCCGGCGAGCGTGGTGGCGTATCGGGAGGGCGATTCGGCGTTCCTCGAGGACGACGTCGCCGACGTCGCCGAGTTCGGCGAGATCCCGGTTACGTCGGGCAAGCGGGGCACACCGCGGACCGCGTACGCCGTCAAGAAAGCGTTGGGCATCCGCGTTTCGCGCGAAATGATCGACGAGAACAACGTCGGCGAAGTCAACCGGCAGATGATCGCGCTACGGAACACGTTCCGCCGCCACAACGACCGCGCGGTCAAGGCGCTGTTTCAATCGTCCGTGGTGCCGACCCTTGGCGTCCCGGCCGCATGGGACACGTCGAGCGGCAAGCCTCGCACCGACCTCGCGCTCGCATTCGAGCAGATCGCGACCGAGGCACCCGACGAGGCCGCCGGTGGCTCGACTGACGAGTATTTCGAGTTCGAGCCCGACACGATCGTCATGCACTACGGGCTGTTGCCGGTTCTCATCGACAACGAGAACTTTATGAAGGTCTACGAGCGCAACGTCATCCCGGCCGCGCAGATGCCCGACTACTCCGGTGCGCTGCCCGACCGGATCATGGGTATGCAGGTCGTGCTGTCGCGGACGTTCCCGGTCGACCGGGTGTTGGTGCTCGAACGCGGCACCGTCGGGTTCTACAGCGACACCCGGCCGTTGCAGTTCACCGCGCTTTACCCGGAGGGCAATGGCCCGATGGGCGGGCCGCGTGAGTCTTACCGTTCGGACGCCTCGCACAAGCGCGCGTTGGCGGTCGATCAGCCCAAGGCCGCGCTGTGGCTCACGGGCATCACCACGCCGTAATCCGACCCGAAGGGACACACTGCACATGGCTACCTCGTACGTCGTGACCGCGACCCGGTTGCACTTGTTCGATAAGGACGGCAACCGGGTCAAGCGGTACCGCGGCGACACGGTCACCGGCCTATCGGACGCCGACGTCAAGCGGCTCAAGGCGGCCGGGGCGATCGCCACGCACTCGGGCGACGAGGCCAACGCCGCCAAGGCGGACCCGGCCACGCCGAACGCCGCCGAAACGTCGGACGGCGAGCCGACTGCACCCGAGTCGCATGATCCCGAGGGCGGGTCGGCGTCCGAGCTCGCCGCGGTCGCCAACAGCACCGCACCCGAGGACGACGGCACCGGCCTCGTAACCGAGTCTCATGACCCGGAGGGCGGTTCGGCCTCGACGCTCATGGCCGCGGCTAACAGCGCACCGGCCTCGCCGCCTCGACCGGCTAAGGCCGCGGATCTGCCGACGTGGCAGGCGTTCGCGACCGCCAACGGCGTCGCGATCGAGGACGCCGAGGGCAAGCCGAAGACAAAGCGGCAGTTGATCGCCGAGCTCGACGGCGGCGACGACAACGACGACAGCGAGTAGCGAGGCGCATTGTGGCCGAGGTGACGCCGTACCTCACAGCAACGGACTTCCAAGCGATGTTCCGTCCGTTGGTGACCGAGGAAACGGCGCTCGCCACGCTCACGCTCAAGGCGGCGGCCATCATCATCCGGCGGGCATTCACCGACGCCGGACAGACACCGCCAACTGTCGGCACCGACGACGAAATGGCGCGCCTCGTCTCGTATCAACTCGCACGTGAGGCGCTGCCGGCAGTCTCGGAAATGGTCGGCCGGACGCAATACACGATCCAAACCGACGACCGGATCGAGTCGGGGACACTCGCCGCGGCGGCCGACCTTATCGACTTCACCGATCACCACCGCCGGTTACTTGGCCTGCCGTTGGGCGCTCAACCGGCCTACGGCGGATTCGATTCGGGGTTTGGCGGCGACTGCCCGCGTAACCCGTTCGACGTGCCGTACGGCGTCGCCATCCCGAGCGGGTGGTGATCGTGCCCTACATCGGACCCGACACCGTCGACCTCGTGATCCGCGACCCGGCCGCGGGTGTCGACGAGCACGGCCGACCCAACCGTGTCGACCGGATCGTGCCCAAGGGCAACTCGTGCGTGACCGTGACGCAGACAGTCGAGAAACGCGACGACGGTACACCGGTCACTATGTACCTCGCCAAGGCGGCGCTACCGGCCGACGCCGACACCTCGGCGCTCACCGTCCTCGACGCGATCGCCCACGACGGCCGCACCTACGAGCTCAACGCCGGGGCGGTCGTGAAACGGACACTCCGCGGCGCCGCCGACCACGTCCGGGTGTACGGATCCCACGAGGAACCGATCGCCGAGACCCGCGAACAGGTCACGATTACGCCGCGGTTCGGCCGCGACGACGAGGGGCAACACTTGCCG